AGGCTCCTTCGTCCCAGATATGCCATCATCAATAATCCAATCATCAACCGATAATCCCAAGGATTCCGCTTTTTTACAGACTCCTAACTTCTGATTAGCAGAGTCCTGATCATCTGTACTAACTCTTAAATATCCGTATATCATAATACTGATTCTATTAATTGCATGGCTTTCAAACCATAATGTTTAATAATTATTTCCTTCATAGACATGAACTCCCATTCTTCAGGATACATATTACGCAATCTTTTGTCTAGCGCAATTATATCAATAACCAATCTATTCTCAATAGCTGATAACAGTGCATCATGTAAGTCAATTATCGGGACATTAGGTAATAGCCGTTGAAATTCGTTACGGAATTTTGCCCACTCGCCTATTTTAAAATGACTTATATTTTTCATGATTAATTAAATTACACCAAGTATTATCATTCTCCCAAAACCATTGATATCCACCGGCATGTTTACGCTTACCGGAACAACAACTAATTATATTTCGTCCGCATATTCCTGCTTTTCTGCCAGCCTCGCTTGCAGAAGGATAAATACCAACGAGTTCATCATCTTTTATTGCAACAACAGGCTTTGCATTCCATCCGGATATTCGATAGTTTCGCACAAGATTTTTCACTCCTATTCGTTTTATCCTTTTAGCTTTACGCATATCCATGTAATCAGCCCACTTTTTCCCTTTGTTATGAGGAGTGTGGCCCTTCAAGAACCTGCCGTTTACCAAATTTCTCTCTGGGCGCTCAGGCGGTATATATAATTCACTCATTTCTATATCGTTATGAGCCATTTGCCGACACCGGCAAATGGCAGATTATTATTTTCTCCAAAAACTGTCTCCGGAGATTGACCGGGCCGTATCATCCGCAGTAAGCCGGATATACCGGAAGAAGTTCTGCTCAGACCTGTGCCCTGTCAGTCTCATGATCTCCAATGTCTTCATCCGTCCTGTAAGGTACATGTTCGTGGCCGCGCTTCTTCTTGCCGTATGGCTGCTGACCAGTTCCCATTTCTCCCGGGTCTCCGTGACCAGCCTTCCTCCCTTCGTGTAGGAGAAAGTGATCCTGTCGGTAAGCCCTATCTCCCTCATGATGACCTTCAGATACTTGTTGAAATACTGTATGCACAGTCCTCCGGGTATGTTCCCGTCATATTTCTCGAATATCTCCCTTACATAATCATGAGCCGGGACCTTGACGTCCACATTGGTCTTCTTTGTCCTTTTTATGATGTATCCATCTCTCAAATTGTCTTTTGTCAATGTCGAATAATCGGAATATCTCAGAGCGGTCAGACAGCCTATGACGAACAGGTCACGTATCCGCTCCCTGGCCTTTCTTTTGTCCTGCCTCTCAAACTTGTAATAGTAGATCCTTGCGATCTCGTTCATCGAGAGGAAAACGGCATTTACCGGCTCCTCACGCAAATCTGTTCCGTCATAGGTGGCGTCTACGGCGTAATTGTACTGCGATGCCTTTCTGACGAGCGACTGTATCTTCTGGACATAGCCCGCTATGGTGTTGTGACGCAGCCCCCGGCTCTCAAGATAGACAATGAAGTCGTCCAGAAACTCCTCCGTCACGGAATTGGTGAAGATGTCACAGTCGAATTCGGTGGAAAACCTGTCTATGTGCCGGAGGACCGCATCATAAACCGCGGCATAATGTCCGGACCTGCGTTTTCCCCTTCTCTCAAGCATATCCCTTGCAAAGTCCGTGAAGTACACCCCCTCAAGCGGCCTGTCCTGCCGGAAATGGTTGATATAGTCCCGCCTGGGTTTTCCGGACCGTGCGGGAACCGTCACCTGCAGTGCTGCTAGACACCTCCTGTTCCGCATCCGGCCAGCCTTGCAATGATCGGGCGGAACTTTTCCTTTCTCAATCTCACATCATAATACGCGGTTGTCGCCCTGCATCTGGATATCTTCAGGAAGGAGGCTATCTCACGGAACAGATACCCTTCCTCATACGCCATATAGCAGAACAGCATCCTTGAATCGGATATGTTCCTGGATATCATCCGGGACAGGATCATCTCCTGCGAGACGCCCATCATTCCGGAAATCTCGTCCAGCATAAGCTGCATCGGTTTCTTTTTCTTGTTGTCTTTTCTCAGGTTCATAAGATTGTTTTTAAAAGGTTCTTAAATCTGTTTTAAAAGCACCGGCTCCTTATGCGGTGCCAGATGGTTCTTTTCCTGAAACTCTGCGGACGGAACGCCCTGTCACGCTTATGCCAGCCCTCCCGGCACCGGAGTCTTGATTCATCTAGTATATCCTCCATCGCGGATTTGAGACTCTCCAATTTTTCCACGGAGAGCAGCAGGTACTCATTCATTCCGTCCTTTTCCATACATCGCGAGATTTGGGGATTCGGGATCATAAGGCTCCACGGTGGTAAGGGTTACGGAGGATACGACCACGCGTCCGCTCCCCTTGCAGGCGGGACAGGCAACGGTATGTACGGTGTCCGCCAGCTCGTCCAGGTTCTCAAGAAAGCCCCGGCCGCAGCATGTGCGGCACAGGACTACATGGGGATGGTCAAACTTCCTTCTTATCATCACCGGGAAATTCAGGTTTCACATCAGCAGTGTAGGGATAGACATCCATAATGGCGGTCTCGGCCACCGAGCCGATGACATAGTCCGCCAGCGTGCCCTTCATCCCCTCGTCCAGCTTCTTTACGGCATCGCGAAGGTCGGAGGCCTGCACCAGTACGGTAGTGGGGGTCTTTTTCTCCGCTCCGCTTTTTTCGTCCAGCGTGATAAAGAACAGCTTACACTTGAACCAGAGGTCGGCCGCATCTTCCTCAGATGGGAACAGTTCGCTGTAACCGGCGCGTTTGACGCCCGAGACGGTAAATTCACCGTTGATATACGGGTTCATTTCTTCAATAATACGGGCTTCCGCTTCCGTGAAGCTCAGCGCGTCGACCAGATAGGCTTCCGTTACTTTCCTGTTCATGCCGTTCTCCGCCACCTTCTCGTAGCGGATGGAACATTCAAACCAATTGTGCATCATAATTTACATCTTGTTAAATGAGGGTTCTATTCTTTTCCATTGATTGTTTCCGTCCTTTTCCTCGAAGTAGAAGCGGATCACCGTGCCTTCCACCACGTTGCTCTCACGGAAGAGCTGCATGATTTCCGAATATTCGGGGTCGTTGAAGTCGTCCTCGAGCTCGTACAGGCGGGAGATGGACTTGTAGTCAAGATCCCCGGCCTCGTTGCGCTGGAGCAGCGACATGGCCAGCTTGTACATGGGGTTGCGCCCGTCATCGCCCTTCTTGCCGATCCATGCGTTTAGGTAGTCCACAAGGCGTTTCTCTGCCACGTCAGCCCTCTCGTCGAAGCCCTTGACCCGGTTCCCCTTGACGGAAACCTTGAAGGTGTCGTTCTTCACCTCGAACCCGAGCTGCTCGTCACGTTTCAGACCGCCGTACTCCTTCAGCTGGTCATAGTAGGCGGTGGCCTCCTTACGGAGCCATTCCTTGAACTCCTGACCGTCCTTGATATACTTGCGGAGCTTCCTCTCCACAGAGGCGAGGAATCTGGCACGCAGCTTCTGGTAGTTCTTCTTTCGATCCCCGTCCTTTCTTTTCTTTTCGGCCTGCAGCTTGCTTAGCAGGGCCTCACGTTCCTTTTCAGATAAATTCTTGATATCCATATCTGTTCTTATTTATTGGTGAATAAATTCCTGAATAAATCAGGGTCGATTATCTCCTCGTTGCAATCAACGTTCTGTTCTATGGCTGTCTGGCATTCCCAGCAGAGATGGTTCACGGTCATGTGGTTGTTGTATTCACAGAACACCTTCCCGCACAGCCCGCACCGGGCGAACATCGGCTGCACGGTGTCCGCGTCCTCCCGGCAGATGTCCAGCCCTTTGGCGTGGCAATCGGCACACATGTCAGCACATTCCTTTTCGAATTTCGTCTTTTCCATTGTCATCATTGTTATTGTTATTATCGTTTATCCATGCTACCAGAATCCATAACATGGCGTTCAGTGACCATGTTTTCGCCCAGAAGTCATCATTAACTATCATGCCCGTGAAAGCCGAGAGGGCGGATATCACATACACAAGGTGCTTTATTCTCATACCTCCTCCTTCCGTCTTATGGCCTTCAGCTGTTTCAGTGTGGCCTTCAGTTCCTCTAGGTTCTGGCTTGACACCGGCTTCCTGCATCCTCCGTGGCTCTTCAGGAAGGAGGTGATCTTCGCCTTGTTCATCTCAACCTCCACGGGATTGTCGCTGCGGTAGCTCCTGTTGAGAAAACCGATGTCCATTGACACGGCGTAAATGGCCTTGACCAGTGCCAGTTTCTCCCGTCTTTCCGGATCCTTTCTTCCGTCGGGATCGAGCAGCGTCCCGATCAGCCTTGCGGCCTCGCTTTTGCACAACTCCGCGGACGTCGTTGTCCGTCCGCCGCTGAACTGCCGGACAAGATGCCTGTATTCATCCTCGTCCAGTCCGAACTGCCGTCTGAGGCGGTGTATGCACCGCTTCTGGGCATTTGTCGCGGGTAATTCAATTGTCTTGTTCATTGCTATTGCTGTTAAATGGTTCGTCACTGTTCCTGAGCCAGCATCTCTCATAGCCCTCCTTCCAGACCACATAGAATCCTTTCGGACCGGGAACACCACGGCTCATGTACCGGGCGCAGAACCCGTTCACCTCTATGCGGGAGAAGCAGTCCCTCTTGACTCTGTAGGCCACCGTGCCTTGCACCTCCTTCCCCTCCACATGGGAGATGTATACGAATATCTTCTTCCTGTATTTCTTCCTGAGCTCGACCAGCTGTTTGGCGGTGACGTCCATCTCGCCTTCAAGACTCTGCAGGGAGTCGATGATGACCACGTCCGGGGATCTCTGTTTCCCGAGAAATTCGTCAAACTCATCAAAAGTGGGGACCTCGTCCCAGAACAGCATCCCGCTCCTTGACGAATTCATGAATCCGAGCAGGGAGTCCCTGAAATCGGACTCGACACCCATTTCAAGGGAAATGAACAGCACCTTGTAGCCGATACGGTCAAACTCCCTGGCCAGCTGGAAGGTGAAGGAGGTCTTTCCCTGTCCGGACTTGCCGTATACGATCCACGCCCCGGACTTCTGCCTCTTTCCAAAGGCATCCATGAAATCCTTGGAAAAGGGGATGTATTCGTATTTTTTGTTCAATATGTTGTCAAACGACAATGACCTGATCATAAGCCGGCTCCTCCGTTGCTGATTTCCTGTCTGATTACCACATTGTCTATCATTCCCGAAAGCTCGCGCAGGTCATCGGCGAACAATACCTGGCGGGGATCGTCCTCACGCGGCTGCTTCTTGACCTTGGGAAGTTTTCCCCATATCTCTTCCGCCGTCTCCCTGTCCTGCACGCCGTTGGCCATACAGATGGCGATGACATCCTTTTTGGTAGCGCCCAGAAGGGTGATGTAATTGCGGCCGAAACGCCCGTCTATCTCGTCATACCCTTCAATACGTCCCACATACCGCCTGATATTGCGCTCCAGCGTTTCCGTGCCGGCCACCAGACACCCCATGCGCCCCAGCGTGTCATCATACAGGGGAATAAGCGTGCACATGGCCGAATGCGTGAGCTTGCCGGCATCATCTATCAGCAAGACAGGCTTATAGGAGGACAGGGAATTCATGTGCGCGATGCACAGGTCCAGCAGGCTGTCATTATCCATATAGCGCGTCACATTCTCTCCCATGGCCTGTGCCAGTTTGGTAAGGAACTTGCGGCTGCTCCATTTGCGGCACTTGATATATACAACCCCCTTGTCACCGCACAGATTGTACAGGTCAATCAGAGACTGGGTCTTTCCACTTCCGCTGCGGCTGCTGATACATACCCATTTGCTCTTTCCCCTGGCAACCTCGAACGCCCGCTTCACCTGCCGGTAAGAGGTTACGGTATCAACCACATTGCGGGAATTCTCATAGAAATAAAGGCCTGTGGCGATCCTGACCGCCAGGTTGTCGTCATTCGCGCCGTACTTGCCGGAACGGAACTGGGACATCGCCGCATCGGACACGCCGCAGCGACGGGCCAGTTCTGAAGGTTTTGAACCACGTTCTATCAAATTCTCTATGTACTGTTTCAATGCTTCCTTATCCATAATTATGCTGTTTTTAAAGTGTTATTAAATCATCTTGAAAAATTCATGT